TTAGCTGATCATTTTGATCGCATGAACAAGGTAGTTGAAGAGCTTCTCAAAGGAAGCACTCCAACTCAAATTGCTACAACTACTGGACTTAAAAGAGCAGAGGTTTTAGAGCATATTGACGAATGGAAAGAGTTTGTAAAGAATGACTCTGGTGCCCGTGATAAGGCAAAGGAAGCTATATCTGCAGCTGATCAACACTATGCAATGCTTATTAGCGAAGCCTGGGACCTAGCAAAAGAAGCAAAGATGCAGGGCCAACTAAATGTACAGAACTCAACACTTAAGTTGATAGCAGACATACAGGGTAAAAAAGTTACAATGCTTCAGGATGTTGGCTTGCTTGAAAACAATGAGATTGCTTCTCAGATAGCAGAGTCAGAAAGAAAACAAGAACTGCTTGTAAAAATATTAAAAGAAGTAACTGCAACTTGCCCAAAATGTAAGCTAGAAGTTGCAAAACGTTTATCTCAAATTACTGGAATTGTTGAGCCAATAGAGATTATTGAGGAAGTCAGTGGAATTTGATTTTAATGATCTCATTGATATCTTGGATGGCGAAGAGTTTGATGAAAGACCAGTCGATTTAAAAACTTTTGTAACTGACAAGAATTACTTAAGTCTACCTGATCTGTCAGAGCATCAGTATACTCTTATTGAAAAGTCATCTCAGATATATAAAGAGTCAACCTTAATAAAATTATTTGGGGAAAAAGAAGGATCTTTAAGATTTAAGCAAACAGCCAATGAAGTTGTTGCTCAATTAGGTAAGGGCAGTGGAAAAGATTATTGCTCTACCATATCAGTTGCATATATAGTATATTTACTATTATGCTTAAGAGACCCAGCGTCATATTATGGAAAGCCACCTGGAGACTCAATAGATATTATTAACATTGCTATTAACGCTCAGCAGGCAAACAATGTATTCTTTAAGGGATTCAAGAACAGGGTTACACACTCACCTTGGTTTGCTGGTAAGTATTTTGAAAAAGCATCAGAGATTAAGTTTGATAAAAATGTTACAGTGTATTCTGGACACTCAGAAAGAGAAGCCTTCGAGGGATATAACGTGTTGGTTGCGGTGCTCGATGAAATTTCTGGATTTGCACTAGATAGCACAAGCGGTCATGATCAAGCAAAAACAGGAAGCGGAATATATGATATGTACAGGGCATCTGTAGATTCTCGTTTTCCAGATTATGGCAAGGTAATACTTCTTTCTTTCCCAAGATTTAAAAATGATTATATTCAGCAAAGGTATGACGACATTATATCTGAAAAAGAAGTCATATCTAGGTCACATAGGTTTAAGTTAGATCCAGATTTGCCAGAGAACACAGTAGGCAACGAGTTTGATATATTTTGGGATGAAGACCAAATAATTTCTTATAAGTATCCTAAAGTATATGCAATTCGTAGACCAACATGGGAAGTTAATCCGACAAGAAGTATTGAGGATTTTAAAATTGCTTTCTATAGAGATGTTACTGATGCGCTAGGAAGATTTGCAAGCATGCCACCAGAAGCAATAGATGCCTTCTTTAAGTCTCGTGAAAAGATTGAAATGGCCTTTAACGATCTTTCTGTAGCGGTAGATAGCTTTGGAAGATTTGAAGAGTGGTTCTTGCCAAAAGATGACACAGAATATTTTATACATGTTGACTTAGCTCAAAAGCATGACCATTGTGCTGTGTCTATGGCTCACATTGAAAAGTTTGTTAGTGTTAAGGTTACTGACACATATTCTCAGCCAGCACCAATTGTTAAAGTGGATGCCGTTATGTATTGGACTCCTACTTCAGACAAGTCGGTTGACTTTAGCGAAGTAAGAGACTACATATTGTCTTTAAGATCAAGAGGGTTTAATATTAGGGTATGCACATTTGATAGATGGAACTCCCACGACATGATGCAACAGCTAAAGCAATATGGAATTAACACGGAAACTTTATCTGTAGCTAAAAAACATTACGATGATATGGCCATGGTTGTTCTGGAAGAAAGATTAAATGGGCCACACATACCTCTCCTTGTCGATGAATTGTTAGAGTTAAGAATTATGCGTGATAAGGTTGATCACCCCAGAAAAGGTTCTAAGGACTTAGCTGACGCAGTTTGCGGGTCTATATATAATGCAATTAGTTTAACTAGGTCGGCATTTGGAGACATAGAAGTTCATGATTATTCATCTGTTAAGAAACAGTATAGAGAATCTATTGCAGCAGATGCCCCTAATTTAATTAGAGCACCTTCTCAAATGCCAAGAGATCTTTCTGATGCACTAAGTGGAATGGAAATAGTATGAGTATATATCAAGAAAAAGCTAAAGAGTGTAAGTGTTGCAGTAAGCATGTGCCTCTTCCAACAAGATTAAAAGAATATGGTGGAGTTCTGGTTTGCCCAACAACATTCGACAACATTCATGAGTATAAAAGAGTATGGTCTGATATTGGTCACAGGCCACCAGGAAGTATTAGAAAACATTTTTCAGAGTATGTTCAGCAAATAGTTGAGCAATCTATTGACAAAACTGATAGTAAAATACTATAATTCAACTAGGCAACAATAGCTTAGTTGGTTAAAGCCCCGAACTCATAATTCGGTAATCGTAGGTTCAAGTCCTACTTGTTGCACAGAGAGGTAGTAATGTCAAAACCGTTTGATGAAGAAGACGAAGAAGAGCTAATGATTAAAGTTCAGCACTATATAAATATTGGTGCAATAAAAATTGTTGGATTTTCAAAAGATGGCGAAGCAATATTTGAGCTAAATGAAAATGTAACTCCGTTGCTTGCACCAGATTTATGGGAAGCTCATGAGCACTACATCGAGTCAGAACTAATAGATCTATTAAACAATGATTTAATGCAAGTTGAGTATGATGAAAATCTTCAGGCTACATATAACTTTACAAAAGAGGGTTATGACATTGCAAAACAAAAGGGCATAATACCACTAGAAACCCTTGAGGATTATGATTTTTAATAGTATAATTTAATTATACCTCTGTAGCTCAGAGGAAGAGCAACAGACTTCTAATCTGTTGGCCGCTGGTTCGATTCCAGCCAGGGGTACGATGTTCCTATAGCTCAGCTGGTAGAGCAGCAGACTTTTAATCTGCGGGTCGATGGTTCGATACCATCTGGGGACACAAGATTTGGAGGGCACTATGAAAAAAGCAATCATTACAGGAGTAAGCGGTGGAGTAGGAAACCTGCTTGCACATACACTATCTAGCAATGGCTATTTTGTAATTGGAACCTCAAGGCATCCAGAAGGAATATCTAATTTAAATTCTGAAAATATAAAAATTGAACACCTAGATCTATCAGATGATAAAAGCATTAGTAATTTTTATAACAAATATAAGGATGAGACCATAGACCTGATTGTAAACAATGCTTCATGTGCAGGAATAGATGGCGCTAAAACCATTTCTAAAGAAACTACTGATAACTTTATGCATTCATATATGGTTAATGTTGCTGGTCCAATGTATTTGTCAAAACTTTTTATATCAAACCTTAAAAAATCTGACAATGCCACCATCGTATTCATATCTTCATTTGCAAAAAAACACTTTTATCCTGGCGGAGGAAACTATGCTACCTCAAAGCTATCAATATCTGGACTTGCAAAATTATTTAGGCTAGAACTATCTCATTTTAAAGTAAAGGTTACAGAAATATGCCCAGCAGCAATTAATACCCATCAACATAATGATGGGGCATTAGAAGCAGAAGATATAGCAAATGCTATATTGTGGATAAGTGAATTGCCTCAAAGATGCAATATAGACCTTATTGAAATTTCTCCGTCTATTGTTTCGCAGGGTTAATTATGATATACTTATTTAGGCTTTGCTGCCCACTAACAGGAAGATTTATATGATTATTCAAATTATGGGACTACCAGGTTCTGGGAAAACAGAATTAGCTAAAGCACTTAAAGAGCGAATAAATGCAATTCATTTAAATGCAGATGAAGTTCGTGCAACTATAAATTCAGATCTTAGTTTTACCGCAGAAGATAGAATTGAGCATGCTCGTCGTATGGGTGAGACTGCAAGACTTATCGCAAAGCAAGGTGTGGCCCCAGTAATTGTAGACTTTGTTTGCCCAACTGATTTAACTCGTGCAGCTTTTGGCAAGCCAGACATTATGATATTTATGGACACAATTGCTGAAGGACGTTTTGAAGATACAAATAAGATGTTTGAGAGACCAACAGAATTTGATGCAACATTTGAAGACCATAGGCTGTCTGCTGAACAAAAAGCAACTGTAATAATTAAATATTTTAATCTTCATGACTGGTCTGCACCTACAACATTGATGCTTGGCAGGTACCAGCCTTGGCATGAAGGCCACCACGCTCTATACAAAGAGGCGGGTAAAAGAACAGATCAGGTACTTCTTGGAGTCCGTAATACATACAATACAAGTGAGAAAGATCCACTTAAGTTTGATCAGGTGAAAGAGTATATTGCCAAGGACGACTTTATGGATAGGGCATTAGTATTAAGACTACCTAACATTACCAACATTGTATATGGTCGTGATGTAGGATACAAGATTGAACAAGTAGATTTGGGGGCAGACATTCATGCTATATCGGCTACGCAAAAACGTAAGGAGATGGGCATCTAAGGTTTGGGGCTGGATTATCAAGCCAAATAATATGGGGTGGCCATCATGAATGTATCTAAACAAAGATCTGCATTAAAGGCCATTACATGGCGTATAATTGGAACAGCAGATACTTTTGTAATATCTTGGGCAATAACCAAAGAGCCAGTTACGGCTGGAGCAATCGCAAGTTTTGAGGTACTAACAAAAACAATTCTTTATTACTTCCATGAGCGTGGTTGGAATAAAATTAAATGGGGGAGAAAATAATGTTTGAATATTATGTAAAGAAAGTAAGTAAGGTAGTAGACGGAGACACAATTGATGTTGATATTGATCTTGGGTTTGATATATCATTTACTTCAAGAGTTAGGTTAGCTGGAATAGATACTCCAGAAAGTCGTACAACAGATAAGATGGAAAAAGCATTGGGCCTTGAAGCCAAAGCATACTTAAAGAATGCAATTGACTCAGCTAAAACTGTTGTAATTAAAACAGAAAAGATGGACTCATCTGAAAAGTATGGTCGCATTTTAGGCTGGGTTTTCTTGGACGGATCAGATAAATCTATTAATCAAAAGATGATCGAAGATGGACATGCTTGGGGCTATATGGGAGAAACAAAGATTAAAGACTTTGATGCGTTAGCAAAAGCAAGGAAGAAAAGCGGAAAGTAATGCCAGTATACGAATACAAGTGCTCATATGATGAAGCACATGCATTAATGTCAGTACATAGATCAATTAAAGATGACGATCCAGGTTATACATGTGTTGAATGTGATTCTGACATGGTAAGACATTTCACACCATTTGGTGTACAATTTAAAGGTAATGGTTTTTATAAAACAGATAATCCTAAATAGCTAAGTGGTATAATTACTAGGTAGACATATTGTTTACTTAGGGGCCCTACTTGAAAAGGAATAAGTTATTTAGAATAACAGCAGCCACAATGCTTGCATTTGGTTGGCTTTTTATGTCACCCGCCTATTCTGATGACCCACTAAGCTTGGCAGCCCAAGAAATCCAAGATCTTAACAATAGCATTGACGACCTTGGCTACAAAGATGAATTCATATCCCTAATTGAAGAAGCAGAAGATAAGTATGCCATTGCAGTATCTGCAAAAGAAACACAAACTCAGACCTCTGCCACATATGATTCGTCCCTTGTCTTAAAAGCCACGGCGGGAGAAGAAAAAGCATCAGCCCAATCAGCCGTAGATGGACAGACAGTAGTAGTTGCAACTGCCCTAACTAATAAAAATAATGCCCAAGATGCTCTTGATATAGCCAACATAAACTTATCAACCCAGTCTGGCTCAATAACTGATATCACAACAGAAGATTTTAATAATAATAGTATAAATAATGGTAGACAA